TGTTTTGGAAATTTGGTTTGTAAAAAAAACTAACTTACAGTTATTGGATACGCGATGAAGAAACAGAAAGCAACTGCAAAGATTACATACATAACGAAGAAAAAAAACATTGGCCAGAGTTTCTATCTGAAGTGAATAATCCTCCATCAGACACAATTTTTTATACCAATCTGTCAGAACCCAACAAAAGTAGGAACGTAGGCAATGGGATTCCATATAACGTACAAGATTTTGAAAATGCACTGTTTGGAATTATTTCAGAGACTGATTTTGATAGACCTAATTCTCATGTGACAATCTCAGAAAAAACATGGAAACATATGATAAATTTTCTACCTTTTATAATAGTGGGACAACCAAAAACATGTAGTACATTACAAAGTCTGGGATTTAAAACCTTCAATGAGTATTTAGAAATACCAAACTATGATGATCCTGACTTACCGAATTATCTCGAAACAAAACAAGGTATTCATATCAATGAAATAATAAGCTTCAAAGGAAAATTAATGTTTTATAAAGATTTCAAAGATGAAGCATGGCCAAGTGTTAAGAGTATTGAAGAGTTTAACAACTTAGATTATGACATTCAAAGAGATATAAATGATGCATACTCAGACCCATTACATAGTTTTGATTACCTAAGATTGCGAGCTATTTTGTATAATACAGAAAAATGGTTTGAAAGTATATCCAAAAATCAATCTGAAATAAAAAGAGACATAGAACATAACTATGATCATTTAAAAAAGTTATATGAAAAAGAAAAGAAGATGCTAGAACTTTTTTTTAAACAAAATCTTTTTGATGCAGATATTGTTAATATTGTACACTTATTACACTAAGGGTTAAAAATGAAAAAAATTGACTACAAATACAACGAAGGCGAACTTTTACAAGAGTTCAAGGACTATATTGATGCAACCTATGGCGAACACTACAGCTTAAACAAGTACCAAGCCACAGAGTTTATCATTGATGCAGGTCACGGAGATGGCTTTTGTATTGGGAATGTGATGAAGTATGCTCAACGCTACGGCAAGAAGGATGGATACAATCGCAAAGACTTAATGAAAGTTTTGCACTATGCATTGATTGAGTTGTACGTTCATGATTTACACGAACGCTAATCTTCGCTGAGATCGCCTACTGTCCACGGTAGTTCTAATCGAATTACCTCGACAGTGCAGTTTAAGCATACACTTTTTAAGTTGCCGATATCACAATTACTTAGATTTCCATCAATATGGTACACAAGTATTTGGGCACCACTTTTTGCTCTAAAGTTGCATCTATCACAAACCATTTTTTTAGTATAACCATTTAGCATCCATCGTGGTTTTGCTGGTTTCTTTTTCCGTTTTTTTCTTATACAACTATCGCAACGAGTCCGATAGTGCGTCACATCTTCCCTGATATAATTTACTGCGGCTAAATTGCGTTTACAGGCTTCACAAAGCGGTCTTTTCATGCATTTACTTATACCTTTGCAAAGGGCAACACAAACACCAATTATTAGGGGTATTGAATAAATATTGCATATAACATAGGAAGAAAAAATATGGCATTAGTTTCTCCAGGAGTAGAAGTTACCGTAATTGACGAGAGCAACTATCTACCAGCAACAACTAATTCAGTACCACTTATAATGATTGCAACAGCACAAAACAAACTAAGTGGTTCAGGTACTGGTGTAGCGGCCGGCACTACAGCGGCAAATGCAAATAAAGTATATCTTATTTCAAGTCAACGTGATTTGGCCGCTACATTTGGAAATCCATTTTTCTATAGTTCTTCAGCCGGAACTAGTATTAACGGCTACGAACTTAATGAATATGGTTTACTTGCAGCATATTCAGTTTTAGGTATTACTAACAGAGCGTATGTACAACGTGCTGATATTGATTTAACTGAACTAAGTGCAAGTCTTACTCGTCCAACTGGGGCACCAACTGATGGTACCTGGTGGCTTGATACAGACAATACTATTTGGGGTATCTTTGAATGGAGTGCAAGTACAAACGCATTTACCAACAAAATCCCTACAGTGATTACAAGCACAGATGATTTAAGTGGTGGAGTACCAAAAGCAAGCATTGGTAGTATTGGTGATTATGCTATTGTAGCAACAAATACTAGTAATCCTGGATACTTCAAATCAGGTGGATTAACAACTATTACTACTGCTGTTCCGGCCGGAACAGAGCAAGTTGCAGCAAATAGTTGGCAACTTATTGGTAGTAATGCGTGGAAATTAAGCTGGCCAACAGTAACCGGTACAGTTTCAAGTCCAAGTATTACAATTGGACACAGTATTTTCTTAAATGATACTGAAGTAACTGCAACTGGAACAACTGTAGCACAATTAGCAATTGATATAAATGATGCAGGCATCACTGGCGTGTATGCAAAAGCAGTTAGCAACAAGTTAAACATTTACTTAAATGGTAGTGCAAGCAACGATGGTTCAACAGACAGTGGTAATGGTATTTGTGATATCTCAGCCGGAACAGGAACTATTTTAACTGACGTAGGTATCACTCCACGTATCTATTATGCTCCATTTGTTCAACAAAGCCCTCACTATACCGTACCAGCGTGGCGCACAACTGATAGTGAACCACATCCAACCGGTAGCGTTTGGGGTAAAACAACTTCAGTAAATTTAGGTGCAGATTTGAGTGTTAATCAATTTGATTCTACTCTTGGTGTATTTGTTGAGCAAAGTTGCCCAATTTACGAAAACGATCAGAGTGCGAATAAAAATCTTGATCCTTCAGGTGGCGGTGCAAATATTGCTTCTGAATCAACTTATGCTCAGTATGATGTTAGCGAAAATGATACACTAACACTTAAGATTTTTGAGCGTAATGGCACAGGTGCAACAAGTATTACCGGTGACGACACATCACCTACATTTACTACCAGTGAAACGTTTACTATTCAAGCCAGTGCAAAGAACAGTATAACACTCACGACTGCTGTGACAGCAACACTAGGTGGTACCACAGCGGCAGACTTTGTCGAAGCGTTTACTGCGGCAAACGTCGCAAACACAACTGCAAGCGTCACTTCAACAGGGGCAATCAACATCCAGCATACGCTCGGTGGAGTGATTGTGCTTAAAGATACGTCAGGTACTCCTGTTGCAGATGCTGGATTTAATTCAACTGTCATAGGAATTAGAGCAGGCAATGATAGCGATTTGATTTTAAGTAATTGGATTGTGCTTGGTGGCTCAGACAGCTACACAGCTAGCGGTACTTCGCCAAGTCTTGATCCAGCTGAAGGTACATATTGGTACTACAGTGCAACCGACCAAGTTGATATTATGATTCAAAGTGGCGGTTCTTGGAAAGGTTATCAAAACGTGACCAATGATGCTCGCGGTTTTGACCTAAGTGGTACTAACGCAAATGGTGTAATCATTGCGGCAACTGCACCAACTACGCAGAACGATAGTGCAGAAAGCGCATTGGTGTATGGTGATCTTTGGTTAGACAGCAGTGATCTTGAAAACTGGCCAAAACTATATCGTTGGCAGAGCGTTAGCAGTGTTAATCAGTGGGTTCTACTAGACAACGCTGACCAAACCACACAAGACGGTGTACTATTTGCAGATGCTCGCTGGGCAGGAAATGGAACAACTGATCCAATCACTGACGCCATTCCAACAACCAAGAGTTTGTTAACCAGCAATTATGTTGATATTGACAAGCCAGATCCAAGTCTTTATGCTGAGGGTATGTTATTATTCAACCTTCGTAGAAGTGGCTTTAATGTAAAGAGTTTCCAGAAAGATTACTTCAATGCCACTGATTATCCAGATGACGCTCTCCCAACTCAAAAGGATGCTTGGGTCACAGCAAGTGGTCTACAAGGCGATGGTTCTCCGTACATGGGGCGAAAAGCGCAACGTGCTTTAGTAGTTTCTGCAATGAAGTCAAGTATCGACAGTAATCAGGAGTTGAGAGAAGAGCAAAGAACATTTAATATTATTGCCAGTCCAAACTATCCTGAGCTGATTTCTAATATGGTTGCTTTAAATAATGAGCGTAATAATACTGGATTTATTGTTGGTGATACACCATTAAGACTTGCGGATACTTCAACTGCAATTATTGATTGGGCAACAAATGCAAACGGTGAAGGCACTACAAACGAAGATGGATTAACTGCAACTGATCCATATTTAGGTGTGTTCTACCCAAGTTGTCAGACAACTGACTTGAGTGGTAATGTTGTTGTACAGCCACCAAGTCACATGATGCTAAGAACTATTGTGCGCAACGATGACGTTGCATTTCCGTGGTTAGCACCAGCAGGCACACGTCGCGGTACTGTTGATAATGCTACAACACTTGGATATGTAAATGCAGCAACTGGTGAGTTTGTTTCGACAGCAGTACGTCAAGGTTTACGAGATACTTTGTATGAAAACAAAATTAATCCAATCACGTTCTTGCCGGGTGTAGGTATTACAAACTATGGTAATAAGACTACATCTGCATCAACTGGTGCGCTTGACCGTATTAACGTTGCAAGACTTATCGCTTTCATTAGAAATAGACTAGAAGTTATTGGAAAGAACTTTGTATTCGAACCAAACGATCAACTTACACGAGACGAGATCAAAGGATCAATACAAGGACTTCTAAACGACCTAGTTGCGAAACGTGGTATTTACGATTATTTGGTCGTGTGTGATGAAAGCAACAACACACCTGCCCGTATTGATCGTAATGAACTATATGTTGATATTGCAATAGAACCAGTTAAGGCTGTTGAGTTTATCTACATTCCAGTTCGTATTAAGAATACTGGTGAAATTGCAGCAGGTGAAGTTGCAACAGCAAACGCGGTATAATATACCACAAACAAAAAATAGGGCTTCGGCCCTATTTTTTTGGTTCCGTTTTCTGATAAATAAAGTTACAACAGGAGAAAGAGATGGCCGTATCATCGTTAACAAGAATGACAGTACCATTGGCTAGTGACCAGTCAAGTCCTACCCAAGGTCTGTTAATGCCAAAACTAAAGTATCGCTTTAGGGTGGTATTTGAAAATTTAGGTGTCAGTACTCCACGTTCAGAACTGACAAAACAAGTAATGGACTTTACACGTCCACAGGTTAGTTTCTCAGAAATAGAGATTCCAGTATATAACAGCCGTGTATATCTAGCAGGCAAGCACGAATGGCAGGCTGTCACAGTTAATCTTCGTGATGACGCAGGCGGAGAAGTTGCAAAATTAATTGGTGAACAATTACAGAAACAATTAGATTTTGTAGAACAAGCTAGTGCTGCAAGTGGTATTGATTATAAGTTTATCACTCGTTGTGAAGTACTAGACGGCGGTAATGGTGCTAGTACACCAACGGTTTTAGAAACTTGGGAACTTTATGGGTGTTTCTTACAGCAGGTAGATTACGGTAATCTTGATTATAGTTTAAATGACCCAGTAACCATGCAGTTAACCGTGCGTTTTGATAATGCAATTCAAACACCAATTGGTAGTGGTGTTGGTGCTACTGTTGGTAGAACCTTAGGTGACGTGATTACAGGATAATACTGTGTCATTTGGCAATCAATTTCTCAAAGGATTCTTTGGAAGTGACTATCTAAAGGATTATACGCATGCCAGCAAAACTTTCCGTGATGGCGGATATGAGCTGGCGCCGCGTTTAAAGTTTCTTTACTATACTCAATTCAGTTTAAACACGGCTGGTATTCCTAGATTATCGCAGATTTTGGATAAAAACGATTTCAGCGATATTGGGTTAATGGTCAAGAGTGTTGATTTACCACGCTTTCAATTCGAAGTTGATGTAAAAAATCAATATAATAGAAAAAGACTTGTTCAAACAGAAGTAATTTATCAGCCAGTGACTATAACATTCCATGATGACGGAAGCGATCTGATACGACAAATGTGGTATAATTATTTTAGTTATTACTACAAAGATCCAACAAAAAGTTATAGAGATGTACCTACTTTTGACGGTACATCAGGATCTATCGGCAATACTAGTGGCGACAAAGGAAAGTATAGTGTACGCGATACTTACGAACCTTTTTTAGAAGCGAATGATTGGGGGTATGTGGGTGAAAGTTATACTGATGGTACAGGTGCTATACCTTCAGGCGGTAAACCACGTTTCTTCAATGACATCACTATATATGGATTTAATCAACATAATTTTGTTGCCTACGTTCTGATAAACCCATTAATTGAAAGTTTCACCCACGATACTTACAACTATGCAGAATCAGGTGGAACTATGGAAAATCAAATGTCAGTACGCTACGAAGCAGTAAAGTATTACAGTGGCGTACTTGATGGCGGGTATCCAGATCAAAATGTACCATTTAATGATCCAAGTCGTTATGACACACAAGCAAGCCCATTATCTAGACCCGGTAATCAATCAGTATTAGGTACAGGTGGATTGATTGACCAGATTGCAGGTACTATAGTAGATATTCAGAAAGGCGATATTATTGGAGCTGTACAACGAGCTGGTGCAACATACGAAACGTTTAAAGATAAAAATTTACAAAGTATTATTAAAAATGAAGGCCGGGCAGTATTACAAGATATTGTTAGGAATCCTGCGCAAAATGCAGATTTTTTCTTTCCTAAATCACCAGGACAAAATGATCCTACTGCTGGCCAAACCAATCAACCTAAAAGATCTAGTGCAACCTCATTGAACGAAATAAATCAGATTGGCGTTAATGCTCCAACACCACCGACAGGAAAATTATGATGCAAGCTCCTACTGTAAACTATGGCAATCCAAACACAGATCGGACAATTAAAATTTTTGACAATTTCTATAACTTTTCGGTGGATGTTGATGCAAACCTCTATAGTACTGTGTATTCCTTTTTTGCAAGTATTTTTACAACAGCAGAGTCTGCGTCTCAATTTACCACTAGCATTTTCCAAGTTAGTGAAACAAGTGGTATACCAGTAATTACCTTACTTGAAGAAATGAAAGGGCAAAACGCAATGCAAGTTACTGCAACTATTGCATTTTATCTCAATGACATTAGAAGCAATTCAACTTTGCTTGGAGTTAGTAATGCTATAACTCCTAATGTTTATGCATCAAGAAATATCTTAACATGAGCAAGTTTGCTAACGGTTTGTACACAATCATGAATCCTCAAAAGTATATTGGCACTGGACGTCCAAGATACCGCAGTGGTTGGGAACACGCTTTTATGAGATTCTGCGATGTTAACGAACATATTGTAAAGTGGAGCAGTGAAAGTGTGCGCATACCTTATTTTAATCCAGTGAAAGGACAACGTACAACCTATGTACCAGACTTCCTTATACAATATCGTAACAGAAACAATCGCGTTGTAACTGAACTAATCGAAATCAAGCCTAAAGGACAAAGCATTGTAGAAAGCAAGCAGAACAATGCTCAACGTGCTGTGGTTGCTGTGAATCATGCAAAATGGGAAGCGGCACAGGCTTGGTGCAAGCAACAGGGTATTGCGTTTCGGGTAATAACAGAAGACGACATTTTTAGACAGGGTGGCAATAAACGCCGACGTTAAGTTCTACGTTTCCTTCCTAATGCTTTATCATCCAACGGTTCTGAACTTGCAGTAGGAGACGCTTTAATATCACTGCGCTGTTTTGTAATATCCACATCTGGCTTGGTATCTACTTTCGTAACTTCTGTATCCTCATCAGGTAAAGTGCCGCCATTTAGCCCAATCTTGAAAACAAAGTTGCCCTTGCTTCCTGTGCTATAAAAAGTTTTGTCAGCACTAAGTTCTACACTTGTAATTGCTTTGCTTGGAAAAATAGCATCAAATGGATTTAATTTAATTTCGCTATTGGCACTCGATCCTGTGGTGTTAAGTTGTATGAACGCACCCCAGTTGAGTATCTCAGCGGCTGCTTCACTGAAGTCTGTGTTTTCGTTTACATACTTTGCAACCATGTTTGCAATAACTGCACGGATATGGAAGAATGGAATGACCGCACTTGGATCGCGAGCTTTTCTACCACGATACATGTCTTCAAGTTTGTCGCTGAGTCTTCCGTTACCTAGTACTTCTTCTCCAGGGGGAACATTCTTGATAGCAAGGATTTGCTCTTTTTCTTGTGGTGTTATGATACCTGCAATCACACCCATGTTGAGTGGGCCTGGTGTGCTACCTTCAGTGACGGTTTCGATTACACTCACTGCTTCCTTGTGACGTTCTAGTACCTGCTTTCCTTCGGGACTCTTTTGCATTTCTACAATCTTGTCCTTGAGATTCTTGGCACTGGCTTTAGCACCACCTTCTGCTTTACTGCTAACACCCATGGTTTGGCCAGCACTGTTGATCAGAACACTATCAGTAAGTCCACCTGTTTTTGTGGCACCATAACTGATATTACAACTTGAAAATCCGCCTTCACTTAGAAACTCTGATTCGGCTTTACGAGCATCAGCTTCGTTGCCCAACTTTTTGCCCATGACCAATGCCATTGGCTGTAGCAGTTCACAAAAGTAGTTGGTAAAGGCCGTGTAAATCATATCGCCCTGCGGAATACTCATTGGAAAATCTTCTGCCATAAAGATTGCTACTGCACGAGCCTCATCACTATCCTCACCAAACTTAGCAACAATTTGTTGTGCTACTTCTTCTGGACGCAGATCATCTAGCTTGGTAAGAACATCAGTTGGCTTGTATCCTGCGGCTTCTTTTTGTGCCACAGCAGTTTGCAGTCTATATCCACCCGGCAATCCTACATTTGGAAAACTGTTTTGTACTTTGATTGGACTGATCTTTTGCATGTATCTGCCCATGTACACATCCTTGTTTTCAGCATCAACAAAGTGTGCAAGACCAAATGCTTTACTTTGTGCGGTGCTAGTGTTCATCCACTCAATGTCTGTGGGCTGTATGCCTATCTTGCTTGATAACAGCTCAACAGCAGATAACATTTCGTCGGTGTCTTTGTATTCTCCACCGCCATCAGGATAAAAGTCGACACTCTGGAAAAACAGTTCATCTCCTGCTGGATTTTTAAAACTGGTTCCGGGTTGTCTGTTTGCTAGGCCTACACTTTCTTGTAGTTGTTCGAGGGTATCTAAAATCAGTCTCATATTATTACCGTTTGTTGCCTATATTTAGTTAAATATCAGTATGACAAAGAAACTTGAAGAACTGTTTGACCTGCCGCAGCAGGAAGAAACAGAAGAACTAACACAAGAAGTTAGCACCGCTGACGACATTCCTGAGTACACTAATGCACTCTCTGAACTGGATAAAATCAATGCTGCACTGCCACAGGTGCGTGGATTAGAAAGCAGTGATCGTGAAATGGATGAACTTGCTGAAAAAGCAACCAAGACATTCGACGATCTCATGGATCTTGGCATGAATGTTGACAGCAGATGGGCCAGCGAAATATTTAACACAGCCAGTAGCATGCTTGGACATGCTATTACAGCAAAGAATGCCAAGGTAAACAAGAAACTTAAAATGATTGACCTGCAACTCAAGAAACTGCGCATGGATCAACAGAACAAAGATCCTGACGCTGATGCAGAGACTGGCACTGGTATGGTACTGGACAGAAACGAACTACTCAAGCGTTTGTTAGACAAAGATGCTAAATAGCATATAGGGGAAAACAATGAAGAATTTTGCACAATATTTGGTGGAAACCAAACAAACCTTTGATTATCGTATTAAAATTGCAGGTGACATCACCGCAGAACAGATGAATCAATTGGAAAAAAGCCTGGCTCAGTTTGATGTAATCAAGATGAGCGAGAAGAAGTCAACTCCAGTTATGAAAATACTGCCTGACTTTCCAAAGTTTGAAAACGAGCGTCTAACACACATGGATGTTTCGTTTAATTATCCAGCAACAGAGCAAGGTATGCGTCAAGTATGTGAACTGCTTGGTATGGATCCAAACAGAGTGTTAATGCAACAGCGTGAGTATGCTGAGAAACTGGATCAAGAGCGTGAAGGTTATGAACAGCAACCAGAAAGCGTACTTGCTGATACAGATTTTCCAGAACCAAACGCAGAGCAGAAAGAATTAAGTGATGATTACAGTGCAGCACCAGACGAGCATCGCATTGTGGTACAAAACGAATACAAGAGTGATTTTACTATTGCAGGCGGAAAGACCCCAGCCGCTAAAACAACCAGTGATTTCCCAATGAATGAAAAGAGTGCTATCAGTGGCACTAACGAACTTCCTAAAGTAGAAAGTTACGCGAGATAAAGGACAGACAATGGATAGCATTTACAAGATATTAGAAAGCCTGGAC